ATATCCGTTTCATAATTTGTCACACAAGCAAAAGTCTTGTCTGCAAATTTAACTCTGTCTCCATCTTTTAATTTAGTTATATCTAACATTATTTTTCTCCTTTAAATTGTTATTAACTTCTCTTTGCTCAACTCTATCCCAAACATCACAGAATCTCTGCAAGAATAGATAATGCTTAGTATCTTTATAATTACCTACTGCAAGAGAATCTAAAGCACACATATGCTCTAATTCATTTCTTTCGTAGAAGTCATAAAGAATGTCACACATATAGTTAAACAAACTAAACTTCCTATCTTTAAAATGCTTCATTATTCATTTACTCCAAAGTATAAGTATTCAATTGCCACGTCTACTCGCAGTTGGTCTTCTAAAGAGTAAACATCTCTGACCGCCTGTAATAGATTGCCTTTTGCTTTTTGAAACTTCTTTTCTATAGTCTCATCACATGGGACAGAAAACTTTATATCCGCATGGGTTATTTGTTTAACATTGTTTGGAAAGTCTCCGTCAGTTGTTGCTTTTATTTGTACTGTTAAATAATCAATACTCATTGTTTTTGCTCCTTTAAAAAATTAATTACCTCGCTTAATTCTAAGCTTGTAAATATCTCGTCTTTGGTTTCGCAATCATTAGCATCATAATTGCAAACTGCAAACCTCCAATCTTTGTAATTGGCTAAACTATCGAAACCCATACCAAGATAGCCTTCCTTCCTTTCACTAAGTAAGGGCGAATTAATCCAAATCTGATAATTCTTATATAAGAAACTAGGTAGTTCATCATTAGAATAAGATATGTTTTCCCAATCTTTTGGGATGTCTAGGTCTTTATAATAATCAACCCAACTCAAACCCTTGAAAGGATTATAAGTATCTTCAAAATCATCTTCTGAAAAAATAACTGTATCGCTTCCGTCTGTTGCCCAATCATAATGATAGGAACTAAGTTCCTTTTTAAGTTTGCGAAGATCAGATTTATCAATCTCTAAAAGATTTTGCTTCCCTTCACAAAAGTTATATTTATATCCTTTGAGATTAAAAGAATCTCTGTCAAAAAATATCCATGTATCAACTTCAAATGTATGCATATATTCCCTCCTTAAATGTTCGTATATGTATTAGACTTTCTCCGCCCCTCGATTTGGGGAAAAAAGAAAGTTTCGCAAAATCATTGCTCGTCAGTAATACTAATAGCCTCTATAGACTCATCCTCATTGTCTACGTTCCATTCCATACTATCGCTATGGTAATGAGCCATATCTTCTGCTAGTTCCCAAGACTCCGCTTCAACGTATGCAATAGATACAACCCTTGAAACCTTAACCACTTTAAACCGTTCCATAATTACCCCCTAAATCCATAATCTAAATATTCTTGAAATGCTCTGATAGAGTCAGCAAGTGAATATCCATGATAAACCTTGGTAACTCTTAACCCTAAGTGAATGCAAGACAGTTCATAGAAACCGCCTTGTTTTTGTATGTTGATATTAAAATTCATTGTTTACCCCTTATGTATTAATTATTAAATTTGATTCTTGAAATCTTTGTTTAACGTATCGCAAAGCGTCAATGACGCATAAGTCATACTCAAAGTCTCCCAACTCGTCAGAGTCTATAAAGACATCATGCCTATAGATACCACCGTCAAACTCTTTTTTATTAATAAAGATGTTATAAGTAATACCTTGTTCTTTGTGTGCTGATGTTTCATGCATAAAGATTTCAACCTTGCCAAGGTCTAAAGGAAAGCAACAATATACAATGTCGTTATCCTCTTCATAGTCGACTATGGCTTGTTCATATTCCGTGTAGTCTTCCATTACGCCACCCTTTCCACTTCTTGCTCTAGCAAAATAATAATATTAGCCATAAATGACCAATAATTAGTAAGGATTGTTTCCTCTTGTCTTCTTGTCATGGATTCGTCAACAGAACCCATATCCTTGGCAAGTTGGATAATATCTTCATTCCAATAGACTATATTAATTGCTAAGCCACTTAACCAATTTGCAATTGCTTTTTGCTTTCCTACTCTGTTAATCATAAATCCATACTCTGTATAAAATCTATGAACTAAATAATCAATCTTATCTAGTCTGCTAAACTTTGTTGATGATTCTATAATTTCATCTTCATTATCTAAACAATCAAGAATATAGTTCTTATAGTTCTTTTTGTATTCTGTGTGATGTAACTTCGCCATATTGATTCCCTCCTATATATGTAATCAATGTATACAATTAAATAATATGTTGAGCTGCATGTCAACAACTTTAACAACTAATTTAAAAAAGCCTGTATTAATAAGGGTTCGAAGCTAATAAAAAAAACAATAATTTCTTGATCTGGAATCCATCTGGTACTTTGGAGGGGCGTTTTTTGGGGGAAGAAAAAGAAGAGGCAAAAGACACCGCTACACATCAAGCAGTAATATATATATAATAAAAGGCAAGGTATCTAGTAGAGAGATATAAACATAAGAGGATTAAAAGAATGACTATTAAAGATAAAACAGTGAGCCAAAGAAAGGCGGAGTTCGTACAGCATTATTTAACAACTAAGAACGCCACAGAATCGGCAAGGCGTTGCGGATATTCGGAAAAGAGTAGTTATAATCAAGGGTATCGCCTGATGAAAGATGATGAAGTACAAAAAATGCTCTCATTTGAACTAGCAGAGAGCAAGGAAAGGCATTTAAAAGACCATGACAGCCTCATAGACCGCTTAAAAGAGGAAGCCCTTGGAGATGTATCAGGACACACAGGCGGAAGCCGTCTCAAAGCCTTAGAGTTGCTCATGAAGTACTACGGAATGATTGACGATAAACAGAAGCTTGAAGTAAATATGGCAGAAAATGGTTGGTTTGAAAGCTTGGATTTTATAGAAAAAGACTCGCTTAACTAAGGCGATACTTTTTTAAACGTATATATATACAATATGTACAGAATAACGCAATAATCACACATGGGGGGAGTGCTGGACAGGGTACCCGTAATACATATATACCCCTATGTCCCTTTAGGGGGGGGGTAGTTTTTAAAAATACGAAATGCAAAAAAATCAAATTCAAAAAATTGTAAAAACCTTCAAAACGAATCTCCCTCTTTATGCCAAGCACTGCCTAAAAATTATAAATAAACAGGGTAAGTTAATACCCTTTGAGTTTAATGAAGCACAGAAACTATTAGACGATATGATCAACGAGCAATATGCTCATCATGGTAAGGTGAGAATACTCATCTTAAAGAGTCGTCAGACAGGTATATCTACCTATTGTCAGGCACGAGGCTTTTGGAAGACGACAACAAATGAAAACCAAAACGCTGTAGTTGTATCTCATCTTAATGAATCCACAAAAGCGATCTTTGGAATGGTGCGTAATTTCTATGACAACCTACCCCACGCATTAGTAACTCCAGAGATTAAAGAACACACAAGCTCGTCTATGGCTTTCAAACATGGTTCGCGTTGGAGAGTTGCGACTGCCAGAACAGGAGAGGTTGGTCGTGGTTGGACAACAAACTACTTGCACGGATCCGAGGTAGCTTTCTATCCGAACTCAGATATTATTCCGGGTCTACTACAGACAGTTCCCGAGGCAGAGTCCGAGATTATGTTGGAGTCTACCGCGAATGGAGCAGGCGGATGGTTCTATGATGCATGTATGAGAGCATTGCGAGGTGAGGGCGAGTGGGAGATATGTTTTATACCTTGGTTTATGATGGCTGACTACAAGCGTAAGGTTGATCCCTACTTTGAATTAGAACGCGAAGAAGAAGATATTAAACGCATGTACGATCTTAGCGATGAGCAAATAATGTTTAGGCGTTTAAAGATACAGGAGCTTGGCGGCGAAGACTTGTTTAGACAGGAATATCCCTCTACCCCGCAAGAGGCGTTTCTGACCACAGGTAGATTATTTGTTGAGCCTAAGTTCATAGACCAGGCAGCAGTTGAATGCTATACCCCCGTTGAACGCTACGATGTTCGCGATACTGAGCTTGTCCCCCACGCGAAGGGGCTCCTAAAAATTTTCGAGAATCCAAGGGATTCTCTAAGATACTGTATTGGTGTTGATGTTGCGGAGGGGTTGGAGCATGGCGACTACTCGGTGATACAGGTATTAGATCACTTGGGAAACCAGGTTGCGACTTGGAGTGGGCACGTTGATCCGTTCGACCTTGCGGGCATTGTTTGCAAGATTGGAATTTACTACAATAAAGCATGGACTTTAATTGAAAGAAACAATCATGGTCTAACCACAATAAGAAAAGCACAGGAACTTAACTACCCAAATCTATTTGTAGAACAAACCGTTGACGATGCTTATGTTGACAAGATGACAAGACGTGCAGGTTTCTTAACAACCAGCAAGACAAAGCCATTAATTATTGATAACTTAGCACACTTACTTCGCCAAGGAGAAAGTGGTATAGTTGATATGGAACTTATAGACGAGCTACGGACTTATGTGGTAGACGCTAGAGGAATAACAAATGCACAGAATGGTTGTTATGATGATAGAATAATGGCATACGCAATTGCTTTGTTTGGTTTGAACAGCATGCCAAGGAAGCACAGGCAGAATTTTAAAAGAACAAAAAAACAATATTTTTAAATGAAGATAAAAAACGAACTAGAACCAGGGGGGATTTCAGCAGCGGTTGATACGGATGATCAAGAGCAGACTGAATTAAATTCCCTAGGAGAAATACTACAATCTAAATACACGGAGTACAAAGATGCCCGTGATGATATAGAGGATGATTGGATAGAAGACTTGCGAGCATTCATGGGTCAATACGATCCTGACATACTTGCGAAGATACAATCCAAGGGAGACAGATCCCAAGTCTATGTTGGCTTAACAAGAACCAAGGTACTTGCAGCCTTCTCAAGAATGACCGATCTTTTATTTCAACCAGGTCAAAAATTCTTTTCAATAGAAGCAACACCCATAACCAAACAACCCTTTGTCGAAAAGGAACTTACCGAACAAGCCGCGTTAGAAATAATGCAGGCTGCTGAGGTTGTAGACCCAGGACTTGTTGATGATTTAATTCAAGCAAGACTTAATGAATTAGAGACAGAGCTCGAAGAAGAAACAGAAAGAAGAGTAGAGAACATGGAAGAGGCAATACTTGACCAAGCAATCGAAGGGAACCTAGAAGGCAAGATGAAGGATGCAATCATGGAACAGGTTATCTTTGGTACTGGAGCAATGAAAGCTGGTACTCTTAGAGTTGAGAAAGACCATAAGTGGGTTAAGACAGAAGATGGGTACGCGTTAGTATATGAGGAAAGCCCAATGCCCGAAATGGAGGCTGTGTCTATATTTGATTTATATCCAGATCCTTTCGCTACGTCCATGGAAGATATGCGAGACATATTCAGAAGACATATTATATCCCGACAGGAGTT